TGGCGTTTCGGCAAGGTGATTTCCCAGCTTTGCGCGCCAGTGCTTTCGCTGCGCTGGTCGTCGAGGATCCGGATCAACAGACCGGCTTTGGCGTAATTCACATGCTCCTGAATCCACGCCACCGACGGACGGGTCAGCGTCTTTTTGCCTGCTTGGCGCACACGGAAACCCAACCGGCGCAAGCGCTTGGCTTGCTTGTCGGTTGCTGCCAAACCCGGCGGGGTCTTGTTCCATCGGCGCATCTGCTGGGCGGTGCGGCGCTCACTGACGCCGTTGTGCTGCTGCGCGGCGACCCATCGGGTCAGGGCGTTTTTCCAGCCCAATTCCGCTTCATCAGCGCTTACCCGGGTGACCACCATCAACTTGGCCAGGCCGGCTTCCATCTTCTTTTTGCCCTTGCTGTCGCCCTTGCGTGGGGCGAAGGGCGTGCCGTCCAGGTTCTTCTGCTCACGCACGCGCTTGCGGCTCATCGTCCGCACGCGTTTGGTAACCTGGTTCAGCAGTCGGCGGCGCAATTGCGGCGGTAGGCTTAGCAACGCCAGTTGCTCGCGAACGCCCAAGCGACCGCGAATGTCGAGTTCGAACGTGCTACGCCCGGCCATCGGTGGCCACCTCGCCGCGCTCAGCAATCCACAGATCAAACGGGACAAAAGCCCAGGTCTTACCGAAGGCCTCGATCTCGCCGGCAGGGTCTTCGGCCAGATACTGCGGCTCGACAAATTCCAGCGTGATTTCCACGTCGAACAGATCGTTATCCAGAGGCTCCACGAGGAATTCCGGCGCCGGCAGTTCGTGGCGGTCACGGTTGGAGTCGTGGTTTTCCAGCCAACTACCGACCAACGCCATCAGGCGCGCCGGATGGTCGGCGAAGCGCTCCAGGACGATCACGGCGCGATAGTGCATGTCGCCCAGGTGCATGCCGTCGACGTCGGGTTTCCACACCAGAATGAGCTTCACCTGTTCGGTGAAACTGTCGAGCTGTTCAGGCTCGACTAGACGGCGTTCCCGCAAGTAGGCGGTCAGTCCTTGCAGCTTGGTCATAGCAGCGCCGCCGTGATGCGGCCCCGGCCCTGCAGGGCACGCACGGCTGATTGGCTGAATGCCAAGAAGGTTTCTTTAAGCTCGGGTGCTTCCTTGGCGGTGTTCTCAGCGCTTTCGCGGCGGGTGACGGATGCAAATTGAGGCAAGGCGCTGGCCTTGGCGCGGCAATACACGGCGCGCTTGTACAAGCTGACCCGCAACGCACGTTCAGGCGCCGACTGTTCGGCCGCTTCGACGTTGTTAGTGCCGAGGATCTGCCAGCGGTTTTTAAGTTTGGCCAGGTCTGTATTGACTTCGACCATGGCAATACTCAGGGCGTCGACCAGCAACGTGCCCAGGAACTCCGCCGGCAGGCGATAGCCCTTCTGGAACTCGGACACGGAGAGGTTCGGCCAAAAGCCGTCGTTCTCAATCGTCTGTTCCACAAAGGTGGTGGGGTTCCCGGAAAAGCTCATTGCTGGCCGCTCAAATAGGGCGGGGAGACTGTTTTTCGTGGGGCCGGCCATAAATGGCAGACACACGTCCACAGTTCCCCGCTGGGGGGGGTAGTCGGTTATTGGGCGCCGGTAACGGCGGGCGTTTGTTTGGCGAGTGCGATACGACACTTCTTGATTCGCGTCTCGTTGCCGGCTTTCGCGTACAGCTCGGTAGATCGTTCCAGGTGCTTGAGCGCGGTTTCCCACTGCTCGGCCTCCATGGCCCGCATGCCGATCAACTTGTGGTACTTGGACGGGATCTGTTCGGTCAGCTCCCATTCACCGTCGACGCGAGGCAGCAGATCGGACAGGTACGGCTCCGGGCTGCGCTGGGCGTTGTATTCGGCGTAAGCCCAGTCGATCACTGCGTCCGCAACGAAGGTTTGCACGTCGCGGCGCTTGAACCGCTCGGGCATTTCCTGCCCCTGCCCGATCGCAAAGTCCGCCAGTGCCAGGCCGTCTTCGAACTGCTCGGTGTCGAACAGCCAGACCATCACCTGCACCAGGACACGGTTCGGCATCACCAGGCCCGAATCCATGTAACGCTGAATGAAGTCCTGATACTTGGGCAGCAGTTCTTCGCGCTTGAGTGCCTGACGCCCGGCGAGACCCTTGATATCGCTCAGGCGCTGCAGATCCTGATCCAGCGACGCTTCCATCAGCAGCAGGTGCTTTTTCGCGTTGGCGGGGCTGCTTAAGGCTTCCGCCGGCGAATACGCCAGTGGTGCCGCTGCAGCAGCAATCACTGCAGCGGTTCCCTGAGCCAAAGTGCGGCGCTTGTGGGCGAGAGCCAGGCTCACTTCACCAGCTCCACGTTCTCGGTCAGCGCGATTTTCTCCAGCTGCTCGATCACATAGCCTTCATTGCGGCTGTTGTAATCCTCGACGCGGGAACGTTTCGGGTTGTCCACGGTTTGCTTGCGCCAGCTGGAGTCCTGGAAGTAGATCGAAAGGTTGTCCCAGCTGGTGACCAGCACAGCGTTGACCGGGAAGAACGGCACGCTGAAGCTTGGCAAACCGCCGTAGGTGGCGATCACTTGGGCATCTTCGATGCGCTCTTTCTCGGTCGGCACGTCGCCTTGCTTGGCGTACAGCTTCGCCTTATCGGCCGCCAACAGATCGGAACCGATGATCGCGATCAAGTCGCCACCGTCGCGCAGACGCTCGTCCACCATCTGTTTGGTGTCATGCACCAGGGCGTCAAGGTTGGCGTAGTCACCGTCCAGCCCCAAGGTGACTTTGCCGGCGGCTTTGCCTTCCTTGAGCACCTGCTGCGGCGCCTGCTCGCGCAGTTGCTGCAGCCAGCCTTTGTTCACGTCCTGCAGCATCGGATAGGCTTCGATGTCGGTCTGCGCAGCCGCTTTCACACCGTGGAAACCGACCATGATGCGATCGAGGGCGATCTGCTTCTGCACTGCAGCGGAATAGCGCTGGTGGAAGTCCGGAAACTTCGCCCAGGCATCGATTTTCGCGTACGGCAGGCCCACGTCGGATTCAGTCGAAGACAGCTCATAGGTGCTGTTTTCGAGAGCGGATGCATCTTTTGCTTCGCGGTCGGTGGTCTTGGTGTTGGTGCGGCCTGTGACTGGGCCAGACACGCCGACAAACACCTTCTCGCCCTTGATCTCGGTCACCGGAATGACGTTGATGCGCTGCAGGAAGTCCGCTTTTGCCGTGATTGCGTCGTTCAACTCCTGGGTGATCGACGGTTCAACGGAAAACATCTTGCTGGACAGCGGGACGCCGTAGGTCTCGGCGATCGCCAGCTGCATTTCGGCGTACATCTTGGCGCCGTAGGCGCTCAGGGAACGAGCCATGTCAGAGCACCCGCACTTTGGATTTGTCGGCGGCACCGGTGGAGCGCGGCAATTGGCGACCGGAAGGAGTGTTCTTCAGTTCGGTGAACTGCTTCTGCAGGCCCGCCAACGCCGCCAGCACGGCTTTGTTGCCGCCGCCGTTACGCTTGAATTCGCGCTCTTCTTCGGCAGTGGTGACGATGTCGTTCACCGCGTCAGTTACGTCATCAATCGGGGCCTGATCGGGTTCTGGTGCGTCTTCAGCGGCAGGCTCAATCACGGCCTGAATGCCGGCAGCGACGACCAGCAGCTGGGCCAGCAGGGCTTTCAAAGCCGTTGCGGTAGCTTCATCCATTGGGGGTTTGCTCTCGGTTGGGGTTTGCGGAGTGGTTTCGGCGGTGGTGTCGTCGATGCCGAAACGCTTGAACAGGCGGGTGAACATGCCGACAAGGCGGCCAATCTCACCCTGCGCTTCGGTTTCGCGCAGAGGGCCGAGTTCTTGGGAGGCGGCGTAGTACGCATCGCGGTTGGTGCGACTGGAGAAGTAGAGTTCTTGCGTGCCGACGCTGGCGGGTTCGTCGGTGACGGCGATACCGGTCATGTAGGCTTTGCCACGGCCCCGAAAATTCGGCTTGATCTCGATGCTGGTGAACAGCTTTTCGCCGGCGTCGTTCAGGCGCAGCAGCTTGTCGTTTGGCTTCAGTTGCGCTTCAAG